GATTTGATTCAAGAAAATGCTGGACAATCCCAAGGCAAAAGAAAGTCTTGCCAGTAGAAGACTCACCAGCGATAGCCGTGATCTTGTTTCCAGGGACACCTCCGTAGATTGAACCACTAACCAAAGCATTGAAAACATAACTACCAGTGTCAATGAAACCAGCAGTGTCTCCTGCTGCAACACCATCTGATACAAGTCCAGCATATTCATTACCAATCTCCTTTGCTACTTCCTGCAAAAAATTCACTCTTTGACCTCCAATAATGACGTGATAAAGTTAGAACGTTTCATGGCACGTTCAAACCATTGTGCTTCTTTGTGATCATCAAATACTTTTTCTTCTCGTGCTGAGAATCCAAATGCATTTTGATAAGTTACAATAAATCTCGTTTTCTTCATCCGAATAGGAACTCCAGTGATGCGACTTTTTCAGGTTGCCACCCAATAGTATCCATAATAACTTTGATCGGTTCAAGGAAACTCTTTGAGAATTGTAGATCATAGTCTACCTGTTTGTCAAGTCCAAACTCCTTCGGGAATGTATTCAGATAACTGATTACATTCTCACTAATCTTGTTTGGGGTCTTCAGATACACAAACTTGATCTTCTCACCATCTTGAATCAAAGGATACTTGTGAGTCAGTTTGTTTTTCTTATTATGGAAGTTGTAGAGCAATGCTCCTCTGACATGAATGGGTGTGCCTTTACCATAAATTGTCACGGGGTGTGACCACTTATTTAGATTGTTACAACCTCGTGGAAATGAAATATCTTCGATCGGCAACGATGTAAACTCCTCCCGAAAATCTGCAATAAACTTCTGTGCCTGCTCCTCAGACTCATTCATAATCACCTTCATACATTCCCTAATTGCTGTACGACATGCAGCAGGAGTAGAAGACTTTACTGCCTCCAGACCCATGATCTTGAGTTTAGGTTTCTCATAGCGAACACCCTCGCTATCCCAGACGTTGAGGATGTATCGTTTCTTAGCAGTCCAGATACCTTTGTTGGCGATGTTCTCTCGCTTCATGAACATCTTCTGTTCATAGGCACCAACGTAGTCTGCTAGTTCCTTGTAAGATTTGTCGATGTATGGTTCAATTCGTTCTTTACAAGCGGTGTCGAGGAAGTTAACGATCCTCTCTTTAGAAACATCTTTACCATCAAATACTGAGCGAACGAGTAGATCAAGACAGATATAGATGCTGTCAGTATCGGAAGCAATAACATAATCGTGATCCTCTGTTTTGAGTAGTTTGTTTAGATACTGATTTACTTTCCCTTCAATCCATCTAATCGAGACTTGCCCGCTAAGAGTAATCGCCTCAGCATTTGCAAGATTGTAGTATCGAAAGTATTGGTTTCCGATGGCACCATAGGCAGAGTTGAGTTGGATCTTTCTTGCCATTTGGATGTTGTTAAACTTTGAGATATCCTTTTGTAGTGCCAAGGTCTCTGCAGGTGTGGTGGCATGTTCAAGAGCTTGCTTAGACTCAAGCATTCGTTTCTTGTATATGGTCCTTTCATTGTAGATCTCCTGCATCATTTCGGGTAGAAACCCATGAACATCTTTTCTGTATTGTGCCCCGTTGGCGCATACACAGTTCTCACCACTAATGTCTAGCGTTTCCTCAAGGATTCTATCCACCGTTGCGCTGGGATGTCTCTGGTCGATGAGTGTCTCTGGGGAAATATTGTACTGCATAATAAGATGAGGATACAGACTATTGAGGTCAAAACTGACAACCCAATCATACTTTCCAGGAATCGGTTCCTTGACGTATGCTCCTGCGTATTTCTCATCCTTCTTCGCACCTTTACGAGGGGGAACAACAATATTGCGTTCACTTAGATAGTTATAAATCATCGTGTCCCACATACGGACTTGACTATACACATCTTCAAAGTTCACCTTCGCATCATAAGACATAGTGATTGCTAGTTCAAGCAACTTCATCTTATCTTCCAATCTGTCAATCAGTTCGACGTCTTGGATGTTGTACTCCATAAACTTCTGCCAATCGGATGTATAGAAGTCTTTGAAGTTTTCGTATTCAGAGTGATCAACTTTTCGCTGCCCAAGTTCGACGAAAGCGATATGGTCAAGTCTGTAAGATTCTTGATTTGAGTATGTAAACTTTCGATATAGATCCAGATAGTCAAGAATATTGACACCAGAGATATCGTAAGCAATATTTTTCCTGCCCTTGACATAAACTTCCCTCTCATTTGCACGATTCCATGGGGACAATCCCTTCATCCATTTCTCACCAAGCACACGACAAACCCTACGGGCGATGTATGGAACGTCATACAGATTCACGTTCCAACCCGTAAGAATGTCTGGTGTATTTTCTCCCCACCACTTTAGGAAGTTAGAAAGCATCTCATGCTCTGTCCAAAAGAACTCTGCTTTCACACCTTTGGGTGCTTCAAATTCTCTAGTACACCAACAATAATATTGCTTGGTCACCATATCTTTGATGGTGATTGAAAGCATTTCTTCTGCTGCTTCTTCTACATTAGGGAATCCATTCTCGCACTGGACCTCAATGTCCATTGCGTAGATTTTCATCTGACTAATATCATAATCTACTTCACCAGGAAACTCTCTCCTGATGTATTGATATACGAATCGGTCGTATCCATGAATCTCAAATCCTTCAACGCCATCGTATTGTTTAATAAATTCTCGTGCCGATCTAGTGTTCGTAAAATCAATCGGAGATACATTACGCCCATCTAGGGTTTTGTACTCCTCAGTATTTTTTGAAAGAACATATAGAGTCGGACTAAAATGGGCACGAAACTGGACAGGTTGCCCATCTTCGTACCCGCGATAAAGTATGGTATCACCAGCAAGTTGAATGTTGGTGTAAAATGAACTCATAGTGCTTTGTACGCTTCCAGCAATTTCGGTGCTGGATCCAGTATAGTCAAAACACACTCGGATGTCAAGAACAGATCGCGTTGCGAACTAAATCTTGGGAATGGTTTCATGCATTCCTCATCTTCAATCTGATAACAATTCTCAATGAGTAGACTGGGTTCCTCATCAAGTTCAGTAATCTTACCGATCAGATATTCACTTCTCTGTCTTAAGAGAACTATTTTGATCGCGTCGTCCACTCTTTGCTGCCTCCACTAGTTCGTTGTATTTTTCAACGATAATTTCATGCGTTTCATACGCACTAATAATATCATCTAATTTGATAAGAATCTGATTGGTCGCGCACAAAGGTGCCCAAGGACGCATGTCAATATCAAGACCTGTCATTTTCTTGATACCCTCATCATATTCTTCTTCAGCAAGAGCATCATCATACTCTGCCATTTCTGTAAGTTCCTCTTCAGAAACTTCGTCACCTTCTTCCTCAAACCCCATCATGATATCGTCAGAATCATCAGGTTCGAGAATAGAAATATTGTAAGGATAGTCCATCCTGAGTGCAACTGCTTTCTCAGGATCATCTTTCATAGTAACCTCAAAGAGATCACAAATAACATCCTCACCGTTTTTTAGCCTTACGACTCTTACGCTCATAACTTCTCCGTTCGATTTCGATAATAGATTGTTTAATAATATCTTTTAGGATTTTATCCTCATTCACATTCTTGTATTCTGCAATAGGTCGAACATGCTTCAGGATTTCCTCAGTATAGGCTGAAGGAACCTCAATTGTCAATAGGTCGGTGTCGCCATTATAATTATTCGGTTTTACATTTACATAGACATTCATAAGAATACACCTCAAACAAAAAGAGACCTTTGGAAGGTCTCTTTGATTATGTATTATATATCAATAATCATCGAGATAACTCTGACAAGTGTCTGGATTCTTTTTACACCATGCTCTCACATATGAATCGGGGTCTAGTTCCATAGTGTAGTGGGCATGGTTGTGTGCCAAACCCACGATGATCAAGAACCCAACAAATAAACCATTAAACAGAGTCACTGGATGACTCAGCATTTGAAGTATCTTGGATTTCATAAACCTTCAGTTTCTGGTGGTCGGGAATGATTTTCCTTAATTCTACCACCAACAATCCATTATTGAAAGTGACTGTGCCGATTTCGACATCATCTGATAGATTAAATCCTCTAGCAAAGGTGCGACTGGAAATACCTCTATGCATGTATTCCTCTTCACCTTTGGTTTTTGGTGTGACTGATCTGATCAGAAGGACATTTGATTCTGTAGATACTTCAAACTCATCCTTAGACCAACCAGCAAGTGCTACTTCGATCCTCCACTTGACATTTGATTCTTGTACAAGATTATATGGAGGGTATGCGTTATTAACAGATCCTGTTCCGTAGGAATGTAGTCTGTAAAAAACGTCGTCTAGTCCAACGCTGTATCTTTCTGCAGCGTCTACGATGGCACCAAGATCTTTCGTGCCGAACTTTCTAAGTCCTGTCATTTGTATGCTCCTTAAATAAGCGAGTTTTATTGTGTGGTCCCCGAAGGCAACCAATAGTATTTAACAGATTGTACAAAAAAAGACGGGTGGTGAAACCCGTCTCATAGTAGCGTATATTCCGTTTGTAGCGGTCGCGCACGAAGGCGACAAACTATATATCAGGATTCGGTAGTTTTCGTAAGTTCTGCAACTAAGTCCAGATGGTTCTTACGCTTCATGAACGTATTGTCAAACCACTTACGATACCCAACCTTGGGACCTTCGTTCTGCTTGTGCTTCAATCCCTGCTCACTAGCAATAGTCAACCAGTAGCAGAAGAATGGAACACCTTCGTAGAATCCGTCAATCTTACCACGATTGGGGATTCGTGAAGGAGTGTTGTTCTCACGAACAATCCAACTAGCAGCGTTCAGTTTGCCTTTGCTGGCAACAGGAACGGGAATAACATCACCATCCTCATCCATTGCAGTCTCTGCAATGAGAGAGCACAGCATCTGAACCTTATCATCAAAAGGTCCATACTTCAGATGGAACAGGAACAATGCAGTCAAGAAAGTCTGGTCAAACTGTTTGTTGTAACCAGTTCTATCGAGAAGTGCATCAACTGCCTTAATGGTCTCCCTGTATTCATACACTGCTTCCAGTGTCTTCATACGCTTGTACTCACTCTGTGTGATATCATCGTTGTCACTATCAGACCACAGACCACGCTCACCATAACTGGTAGCATTGTCCCACATACAAGTGTAACTGAGGGCAGTCACAAACTGACCTTCCTTGAACTTCTTAGTCTCAGGAACAAGTTTCAGAGACTTCATGCAACCTGTAACAACCTCTGCGGCAATCTCTGCAGCAGTTGGGTTGTCGAATGCCCAGTAGATACTACGCAATCCAGTAAGAGTTTTATCTCTATACTTCACTGCAAGAACGTTCTCGGGCACCCTATCCGAGAGTCCTTGTTGCCACACAAGACCACGAGAGTTAGCGTCTAGACGCCACTCCTGTCCTGCATTATATGATGTACCGTCTTCCCAAACATCGTCCTCTGTAAGTTCTCCCAGAGCAACAACATGATGTGTCGGAAAGAGTTTGCGAAGGTGATCGATGACACCTTTCTTCTTAATTCTGTTCTGTGTATTCCGTTGAGTAATCCACTCTGGACGAGAGAGAAACTCTTCGCGAGTGATGAGTCCAATAAGCACGTCATCCACTCCAGGCAGGGAATACCACTGCCCAATTTGCAGTTCGTTCATCTAAAAATCCTCTATAATAGTAGGTCGGATAGAGTCTAAAGATCGGGTGTGATCTCGACTCGTAGACTATATATCAACTTAAGAAGGATGTCAACCCTTGATTCAGTCGATTATTAGCAAATTTAATATAATCTTCATCAATGTCATAACCAATGTAATCCCATCCAAGGATTTGTGCTGCCACAGCAGTCGTGCCTGTGCCCATAAAAGGATCTAGAGCAATGCCAGTATCCTTTCCAGTGAGTTTCAGGCAGTCTTCAGCAAGTTTGACAGGGAAGGTGGCAGGATGCTTTCCTCTGAGTTCTTTACTGTTAATAGTTTCATACGGCACGAACCAACAGTTACCTTTGTCTCGTAGATTTGGTTTTGTTTCTGCTGTGTTGTTGCCGCGAATGTTTGCTTCATAGTACTCGTATTGAACGCCGACAGAGAGACGATCGATCTCGACATTACCATCCTTGGTAAAGTGAAATAGATGTTCCCAGGTAGGACATACAAACCTTTTACTATTGATTGGTTTGAAATGTCCAGAGGTCTTTCCATTTACATGAATAGATTTGACCCAGTTGATATGATTCTGGAGAATCCAGTCTTCGCGAAGTGCAAGACCCACTTCCATACCAATCCAAGGATCGATATTAGAATATCCCATATTGACAAACAGATGACCATCATCTGTAAGAATACGTTTTGCTTCACGAAAGATATCTACCAACCAAGAAAGGTATTCTTGACGAGGTTTGTTGTCAGAATACCTTCCATATTTGATATTGAGATTGTATGGAGGAGAGGTGATGATAGCATCAATGCTCCCATCCTCCAGTTCTTTCATTCCTTCTAGACAATCTTTCAAATAAATCATACGTTGAAATACTTGGTACGCCACTTCTTTGCTTTGGAGATATCACAATTAGGATGAGTTGCAATCAGATCGCTACCCTTCACAAATCGCATACGAACCAAAGGGAATTCTACAATATCCATAAGGATATAGTCAAGGTTATTGTCTTCGATATGCTCTTTTACTTCTTCGGGAATAATCTTACGACCAGATCCAACCATAGCAGAAGGAGCAAACTTGCAACCGTTCTTGGTCACACACTTACCTTCTACCTTCTCAATCATCTTACGCAACCAGTCGTAACCTTTCTCATCAACATACTTAAAGTCAGCGAAGAGACGAGGGACCATACGCTCAAGGAAACGAGATGCGGTTCGACCATCACGAAAGAGTTCAAAGACTTCTTCTTGAGGCAGTTTCCAGAACTTGACTTGACTAGTCAGATCAAACTGATAGACCTCATCGTAGTTGATTTCGGGGAGTGTGGTGGAGTCCAAGGCAGGGTCCGTTGCGTTACTCACATATGGTAACATCTTGAACAGGGTCTGTCAAGCTAAATTTCCCTATATAGAATAGGACTCTTATCGATGGAAAAATGCGTAAAATTTTACCATTCGTTATGTTGTTGATGGCAGCACCAGCACATGCTGATATCACCCATCGACTATCTTCTAGTGTTCAACTGCAAGTGAATTCAGCAGCAACACAAGCGACGAGATTAGGAAATTCCTACAGTATCACAGGTAACAATGTAAATACTACCGACGGTACAACTGCCAATACAATCTCTACTGGCGGTATCACGTCTGGTGTATATTCTCCTGGTTCTATTTCAGCAACCCAAGCAACTGCTGGAGAAGCATTCTCTTTCACTGCTTCATTTACACAAGCTGACGCCATTCCTACAAGTGCAGCGACTACTGGAGAAATTCAGAACTTCGGCATCATGACAAGTAATGCAGCTGGAACCGCTGGCGACTTAGCTGGTTCAATCGATTCTTCAGGAACCATGTCACTGACGGCTGGTGGCGCGGGAACATCTGCAATCGGACAGTTCTCTAGTGAGTTACTCATCAAGTAAGGAGAATCCTCGTGAGCATCCTTTCTGGAAAGACCTTCATATATACTGCGACAAGTGCGGTGGCAGTCTTGACTACTGCTGCCGCTGTCCAGGCGGTCCCCGTGGTCCCAAATTTTCAGCAGGGCCAAATGACGACTCACACAGAGACCACATCTGAAGTGGTCGAGGTAATTAATTCCATGGATTATAACACTGGATATACATATAGTGTAAGTGGACATGGAGTTTCACCTTCTGGAGGTAGTATCACACCTTCTGGAACACAATCACAAAGTGTTCAAGCACCTGCATCTACAGGAAATAGTAATGGGATATCATCAACATGGACAGGATTGAATATGGGAACGAGACCATCATGGAGTCAAACAACTCCTGGCGGACAATTCTCGTTCGTAGAATCTTACATGGCACCAGGTCTCTCGAACCATACAATTATCGAGAGAACAACAAAAATTCAAAGCGTAACAGATACCACAAGTATCTTTACGCAATAATTGCATTATTTGTAGCAGCACCCGTAAATGCCGAGACCGTTGGTGGTGTGTCTGCTACTGCAGCTCCAGTGGCGAATAGCTCTGGCTCAGTGACCAATCAAGCTATCCAGGTTTTACAAGGACCATATATCACCAATGCATACGGTGATGGGATTCAATGCCAAGGACCAACACTCAATGTTACACCATATGTTACACGCAGCTATAGCTGGCAGTTCCCCTATGAGAGTCACTATGCTGACCCTGTATATAACATGCTTGACCTTACTGGTGATTATGATGACGATGGCAATCCTATCCCTGACGGGATTCCTGACAACCCAGGTGACATTCTCTACTATCGAGATATCAGAACAGGGCAAAAAGACAATTATAATTGGAACGCAG